AAAAATCAATCAAGAGAGGCGAAGATATTGGCTAGAAAAAAATATGAAGAAAGTCTAAATTAAAGTTTGACAAATAGGACTATCTAATATAGGATAGTCCTATTAACTAGAAAGGTATATATGATAAAAGACAAAACATTTAGAATAACTTATTATTCTCACAAAGATAATAGACACATAACTAGATTTGGTAAGTTTGATGACAAGTGCAGATATTGGACTAGTAAAGTTGGAACTGCATTAATCACTTATTTTGATCTAGACGCAAAAGGATATAGAACTGCAAAAGACAGTTGGAAAGTGAGGTACTAATGAAATTATTAGGATTATTAATAGGATTTATAATTGCAACATTAGGATTAATTATTGCAATACATTCAACTAGTCATGTCGTTGGATTACTAATGTTATTCGGTGGCCTGTATTTAACTTTAAGTTGTCTACCGGCTTATGGGGAAAGGTTATTATAATGCCAAATAAACATTTTTGCCAAGGACCAAGATGTCATGAACGAGTTACACAAGATAGATTTTTAAAATCTCGTGGAGTAATTCGTGGACGATATGCAATTTTACCAAGGGACCACGACACAGGATATTATGGACGAGGTAAATTCTTTTGTAGTACAGGTTGTGAGGGTGCATGGTTAGATGAGCATATGACAGCTATTGAGATGAGAATACCTGTACCATTTATTACACACAGACGAGAGAGCCAAGGCTATGCCAAGGTTAAGAATGATGAGTCTAGGTGGGGTCCAGAATATTCTATTCAAAGGGTTGACAACGGACAGCTTATAGAATAGGATTATCCTATTAACAAAGAAAGGTATATATGACAACAATAAGTAACAGAAAAAACTCAACAGAGAAAACAGAAGAACGTAAGAATAGATTTAGTGGCGAGTCTATTATGTTAACAAAGGAAGAAGCTATCATTCATGATAGACTATTCATCAATGAGTTAGCAGCTACACTAGAGGACAAAGAGCCAGGTCAATCTGCAGGCGACTCTAAGTTGTGGGACAAAGTACGTAAAGACTTAGACTACTTCAGACAGCATAATGCTGAAGCATACATGGTTCTACTAGACTAGAGCCAACCTTTCTCCTGGTACTCTATCTAATTGATAGAGGTACCAGGGCAAATCCTAATTTTAAAATTAATTAAATAATTGTTTTTTTATTTACAGAAAAGGGGTCCCAGACTATACCCTTTATGCTGGGTTTCTTACGTTTAAAGCCTTAGAATACTTTTTTACTTTTTAAAAAAATAGTGTAAAAATTTTTTAGAAAATTTTTTTCAAATGATAAATAAAGATAAACTAAAGAACTTTGACAAATTACCTGCTGACGTTAGAAGACAATTCTCATTACTAGCTAATCAGTATGGCGAAAAGAAAAAGACCGCTGGTATACAAAATAACTTTATGGATTTTGTAAAACATGTTTGGCCTGATTTTATTGAAGGTAAACATCATAAACAAATTGCAGATAAGTTTGATAGACTTGCTCAAGGTAAAATTAAAAGATTAATTATTAATATGCCACCCAGACATACTAAGTCTGAATTTGGTTCTTATCTTTTACCTGCATGGATGGTTGGTAGAAATCCTAAACTAAAAATTATTCAATCAACTAACACAACTGAATTATCTGTAAGGTTTGGTCGTAAAGCTAAATCTTTAATGGACTCACCAGAATATAAACAAGTTTTTAAAACTAGACTTAATCCTGATTCTCAAGCTGCTGGTAAATGGGAAACCGAACAAGGTGGTGAATATTATGCTGCCGGTGTTGGCTCTGCTATTACAGGACGGGGAGCTGATCTACTAATTATTGATGACCCACATACTGAACAAGATGCTATGAACAATCAAGCTCTTGATAGAACTTATGAGTGGTATACATCAGGACCTAGGCAACGTCTTCAACCTGGTGGATCAATTGTTGTTATTATGACAAGATGGAATCAAAAAGATTTAACAGGTAGATTATTAAGTGCTCAAAAAGGAGTTAAAGCTGATCAGTGGGAAGTTGTAGAATTCCCTGCAATACTTCCATCAGGTAAACCTGTTTGGCCAGAGTATTGGAAGTTAGATGATTTAGAATCTGTCAAAGCTAGTATTCCCCTGACTAAATGGAATGCACAGTATATGCAGAATCCTACTTCAGAAGAAGGAGCGTTAATTAAACGTGAGTGGTGGAGAGATTGGGAAGACGAAGATATGCCACCGCTTCAACATATTATACAATCTTACGATACAGCTTTTATGAAAAAAGAAACTGCCGATTATTCTGCTATTACCACCTGGGGTGTGTTTACAGAAAACGAAGATGCTCCACCAAGTTTAATATTACTTGATGCATTAAAAGGTCGTTATGAGTTCCCGGAGCTAAGACGTATTGCTCTTGAACAATATGGATACTGGAACCCTGAAACTGTAATCATTGAATCTAAGGCATCAGGACTCCCTCTAACTTATGAGTTGCGTAAAATGGGGATACCTGTTATAAATTTCTCACCTAGTAAAGGCAACGATAAGCATACTAGAGTAAACGCAGTATCTCCGCTCTTTGAGTCGGGACTGATATGGGCGCCCAAAGAATTAGACTTCGCTCAGGAAGTCATTGAGGAATGTGCAGCTTTTCCTTACGGAGACCATGATGATCTAGTGGATTCCATGACGCAAGCTGTAATGAGATTTAGGCAGGGCGGTTTGATCAGGCACCCTGAAGATTATGAGGAGGATAAAATGCCTCCGCAACAAAGGACGTATTATTAATGGCTATAGATAAAATACCAAAAGTCGGTAAAATTTACAAAACAGTAACAGCAGCTTACAACGCCCTTAAAAAAGGTTTTACATCACAAACTAAAAGAGAGCCTAATCCAATCGAAGATCAAATGATTATGGAAGAGGCTAAAACTAAGATTCAAGCTCAAGGTGATAATATTTCTATATTAGAGGACTTTAGAGAAAAAGGCATCGGGAGTCTGGAATCAGGCACCAAGAAACCTATTGATGAACTTGAAAATTATACCAAGAGTAAAGACGAGATTATTCAAGACCTTATAGATAGAAAATTTGGTAAAGGTTATTTTGATTTTGATAATGTAGAAGAAGTAAGCTTTGCACCAGGTATGGATAAAAAAGGTAAGGTAATAAAAGAATCACCAAGTCAAAGACAAAAAGCTGCTGATCTAGATAGACCATTTGTAACTGGTGAAGAGATGTCAGCATTTACATTAGAAGACAATGCAAGAAAATTAAATAAAGCTAAACCATTTATTGATAAACTAGGTGCTAAGACTGACAAACAAAAATTGTTTGTTGCAGATTTAATTGAAGACGTAGGCACAGGTATATTTGAAAATGTTGATATGGGTGCTGTTATTAGATCTAACATGTTTGATGATTTAATAGAGCAAGGTATTGATGAAGATGTATTAATGGATGTTATGTATTCAGGAACAAAGTCTGATGACTTTATGATTTCAATGGCAAAAATAAAATCAAACGCTCAGGACAAAGGTATTGATATAAATGACACTGTAGATTTTTATGAAAGATCTTTTGAGGAAGTAGTACCTCGAACTAAAAAAGCTATGGGTGGACGTATAGGTTTTGCTGATGGTCCTGATGATCCTAAAAAATTAATAAAAAAAGTACCGAAGGTTGGTAAAGTAGTATCTGGAATAGAATCTTTAAAAGGTGCTATTGGTAAAATTATGAATAGATTTGGTGAAGATGCAATTACAACTGCAGACAAAGTTGATCAGCCAGAAAAAACTACACAACAATTAATCTCAGAATTTGAAGCTAGAAATAAACCTGATGCAATTACCATAGAGTCTAGAGAAATTTTAGATGTACCACCTGTACCAGAAGGTTTTAAATTAAGTAAAGAAAGATTAATGGCTAAGTTTCCAGAATTAGATGAAGACTTTGCCGATCAACTAATGGCTATGGATAAAGACACTGCAGGTAGAATTATTAAAATGCTAGAGAACAGAAGATTAAATCCAGAAGCTTATGATAGATTACTTGATGAGTATGGTGACACTTTAGAATTCCAAGGTAAGTTTGACGAAGTAATAAGAAGAAGTAAAAACGCATCAGGAGGCTTGCCTCACATATTGGGAGTTTAACTTGAAACTCAACGACTACAGACAAATGATGGCGTACATGAGACGTCCTGGTTTTCAGAATGGAACAATAGTACCTCCACCAAAACCTGAACAGAAAACACCTTTCATTGATAAGCTAAAAAACTTAAAAGAAGTTGCTCCAGGTTTAATGCCTAGAAGTAAAGTTTCTATTTTAAAAATGTATATGGATGAAGCTCTCAAAGATGGAGAGATTACAAAAGAACAACACACAGAAATGTTAATGCCTTACTTCGGTGAGTTAGGTGAAAAAGTTACAGAACAGATTGAAGTATCTGATAGAGATAACTTTGCAATAGGTGGTGGTGTCATAGAAGGACAAGACCTTGGATCAAGAGAAGGTTTTGCCGGACCTCAGTTAATTAAATCAGGTGTAGATAAAAATAAATATACTTATGGAATTCGTAATCCAGAATATGAAGGACCAGGGAAAGGTCAATCACCAACTATAAAACAAGGACCTTTTGATACTCTAGAAGAAGCTCAAAAATCTTTTGATACTAGACAAAAGAAAATGGGAGAACTTAAATTATCTGGAAGAAACAAAGCAGTTACTGATAAAGCACAAGAGATAAATAATTTTGTAAATGATTTCTATGATCAAAATATAAATAAGTATGATTTAAGAGATTATAATTCTTTTAAAAAAGCTATGTTAGATGCATTTGAAAAATCTGAAATTAAAAGTGGCTCAGGTAGAAAAGCAATATTAGAAGGTTATCCTAATATAGGAAATATAGATTCTAAAGTACCATTTGAAAAATATGGGGTAGGTGATTTACTTAGAACAAAAGGTTCTTCAGGAACAAGTAAACCCACTGATACTTTTTTTAAAAAATTATTTTATTCTGGAAAAATAGAAACTGATCCCATTCTTAAAAAAAGAGTAAATGATTATTTAGAATATTATAATGTAGATAAAAAATTTTACGGTGATGGTGCACCTATTGATAGACAAGCTTTAAAAAAAAAATACGCCGATACTTTAAATAACTTAGATGATACTTTATTTTTAATAGGAGATGATTCTATTGGAACAGGAAAGACTAGAGCAAACATTTTAAGAAAATATTTTCCAGATAAAGTTGATACCTTTATTGCAAAAAGAAGTTCAACAGGTGAATTATATAAAAAGAATGTAGCTTCTGTTGAAAATTTTTTAACAGAGAAGCAGTTAAAAGAAGCATTAGACGGACATACATCAATTAAAAAATTTATGACTAGTCAAACAGATCAATTAAAAAAGATATTTGATTTAAGTCAATTATCACCATCATTAGTTTTTAATGCAGACCATGTCGAAGGTATGACTGAAATAGCAAAACTAGATAATCCAGAAGATATTATAAGAGGATTAAAAAATTTAGTTGGTATGACTAAACAAAGAAATTTAAACTTAGGGTGGGGAGGGTACTCTCAAAAAAGAAGAGATCTTACAGATAAAATTAATCAAGGTATAAATCCACAAAAAAATTTAGATAAGTTAAATAAACTAACTCAAGAAAGTTATCCATCAGAACTTAAAAATAAAAAAGCCTATTCATTAAAGAATGGTGTTTTGACACCCACACAAGATTTTAATTTTATTAGTGACCCTGAAACAAGATTTAAACAATACTTTACAGAATTAACTTCAACTCCTGAGGGATTAAAAGCTTTAAAATTACAATATAAAGATAATCCTAAGCTTCAAGAAATTGTTCAAACAGATCCTAATTTAACTTCTGCAATTGATAATACTTATAATAAAATGATTGAAGTATTAAAAAATCCAAAATTTAAAAATGTTCTTCAAAACTCAGGTTTAACTTTAAGAGGTTTAGGACAAATGAGAAAAGGAAACATTCCTGGTTTTTTAAATACAATGGAAAAGCTAACTCAAAAAAATCCTGACTTTAAAGTTGAATTAGGTGATCCCTATAAAGATATAGAAAATCAATACGCAGCACTAGATACTGGAACAATGTCTGATGTAAGCCTTGTTAAAAAAGAAACAGAGGAACCAGGTTTACCAGCAGAAGCTATCGGAGCAGGAACTTTATTTGGTATGAAGTATGCTCCACAAATTGCAAAAGGCGTAGGCACAATTACAAAAGCAGTAGGATCACCTTTAGCTGGTTTAACATTAGCAGGAACTGAATTATTGAGTGATGATCCTAGTCTAGGTCAAGCTGGTGCAGAAATTATTTTCACTGATCAAATAAGAAGAGCTGCAGGGCAAGTGCCAAAAGGAATTATGAGTAATGTTTTTGGTTTACAAGGCTTATCCAAATTTGGAAAACTAGGAACCGCTTTGGCTACAAGAATACCTAGAGCTATGACTCCTGTTGGTTTAACTATGCTTGGAGCTGAAGGAATTAAAAAACTTTACGATGAAGAGCAAAAGAAAAATCGTATGATTGAAGCCATGGACCCTGAAGAAAAATTACAGTTCCTAGAAGAAGAAAAAGCTACAGAAGAATTTATATCTAGATCATCTGCTGCTTACGGTGGTAGAATGGGTTTTGCAGATGGACCAGAAGATCCTAAGAAAAGAAAGTTTATGAAGATCATGGGTGGACTTGCATCCATACCTTTACTTGGAAGATTTATTGATATTGGAATTCAAGCTCCAAAAGTAGCTGAAGTGCTTAGAAGAGGTGCAGATGGTATGCCTGATTTTATATATGATCTTGTTGCTAAAGTTAAATTAAAAGCTGCAGAAAAAGGAACAAAATATTTTACAGGTAACAGAGCAGATGAATTTGCTGATGTCTATCAAGCAGATAATTATGTAGTTACAGAAAAAGGTAATAAAATAACAATTAGAGAAGTAGATCAAGATGGGGATATGCTTTACAAAGAAAATCAAATGGAAATAGATTTAGATCCTGAAACAGGAGGCGTGACTTATAATGAAGCAAGCGCAAAACCTGATATGGAAGGTAAGCTTAAAGATGTAGAAGAATACATTGAAACAGATGATTTAGAAAATATGAGAAAATATACATACGATGAATAAATACCCTAAGACCTGGCTCCTGCCGCCTGAATCCGGACCCACGCCTCAGGGGTTGAATATTAACTATAATACTGTTAGAACAGTGAAACTGGAGAAAATAAAAAATGGCAGACAAAATAGACAAGTCTCTGACTCAAAGTCCAAGAGGCTCAGTAGAACTTCCTAGTGAAGAAGATATACAAGAAACAGTAGTTGAAGCTCAAGAAGAAGTTAGTGAAGCTCCAGGTCCTGTCGAAGTTAATGAACAAGAAGATGGATCAGTTGAAATAGATTTTGATCCAAACGCTGCATCACCAGAAGGTGGTGATGAGCATTATGCAAACTTAGCAGAATTTTTACCAGACAATGTTTTAGATGAAATAGGTTCAGACCTTTCTCAAAAATATCAAGATTACCAAATGGGTAGAAAAGAATGGGAACGTTCTTACACTCAAGGTTTAGATCTTTTAGGTTTTAAATATGATATGAGAACAGAACCTTTTCAAGGAGCTAGTGGTGCAACTCACCCAGTTCTTGCAGAAGCTGTTACTCAATTTCAAGCACTAGCTTATAAAGAATTACTTCCAGCAGATGGACCAGTTAGAACTCAAGTAATTGGTGCACCTAATGAAGAAAAAACAAAACAAGCAAATCGTGTTAAAGATTTTATGAACTACGAGCTCATGGAAAAAATGAAAGACTATGAGCCCGACTTTGATCAACTGTTATTTTATTTACCGTTAGCAGGGTCAGCTTTTAAGAAAACTTATTATGATGAGTTATCTAAAAAAGCGACATCAAAGTTCGTACCGGCAGATGATTTGATTGTACCCTACACGGCTACCTCATTAGACGATGCAGAGGCAATCATCCATCGGGTAAAAATTTCTAAGAACGAATTAAGAAAACAACAAGTAGCCGGTTTCTATTTAGATATTGAATTAGGTACACCGGGACAAACAGAAGATGACGTTGAGAAAAAAGAAAGAGAACTCGAAGGTCAAAGAAAAACTCAAGACGATGATGTTTATACTATTTTAGAATGTCACGTTAATTTAGATATTGAAGGTTTTGAAGATGCAGATCCTCAAACTGGTGAAGCCTCAGGAATTAAGATTCCATACATAGTAACAATAGATGAAGCTACAAGAAGTGTTTTAGCTATTAGACGTAACTATGAAATTGGTGATCCAGATAAAAACAAAATACCATACTTTACTCATTTTAAGTTTCTTCCAGGACTAGGCTTTTATGGCTTTGGTTTAATCCATATGATTGGCGGATTGAGCAGAACTGCAACTGCAGCACTCCGTCAGTTATTGGATGCAGGAACTTTATCTAACTTACCAGCTGGATTTAAAATGCGTGGCATTAGAATTAGAGATGATGCACAGTCAATTCAACCAGGTGAATTTAGAGATGTAGATGCACCAGGTGGAAATTTAAAAGATTCATTCATGATGTTACCATTCAAAGAACCATCAGCTACATTATTAAACTTAATGGGTATTGTAGTAAACGCTGGTCAAAGATTTGCATCGATTGCTGATCTACAAGTTGGTGATGGCAATCAACAAGCTGCAGTTGGAACTACAGTAGCTCTTCTTGAGCGTGGTTCTAGAACTATGTCAGCTATTCACAAAAGAATTTACTCTTCGCTAAAACAAGAATTCAAATTATTAGCAAGAGTATTCAAGTTATATCTACCACCGGAATATCCGTACGACGTAGTTGGGGGTCAAAGGTTTGTTAAACAAACCGATTTTGATGATCGGGTAGATATTTTGCCAGTTGCTGATCCCAACATCTTTTCACAGACTCAGCGTATTTCCCTCGCACAAACAGAGTTGCAGCTGGCAACCTCTAATCCACAAATGCACAATATGTATGCAGCGTACAGAAATATGTATGAAGCTTTAGGTGTAAAAAATATTGATCAGGTTTTAGTTAAACCTCAACCACCTGCTCCAATGGACCCTGCTTTAGAAAACATTATGGCTTTATCTGGTAAACCATTTAATGCATTTCCAGGTCAAGACCACAGAGCACACATGACTTCGCATTTAAATTTCATGGCAACTAACATGGCACAAAATAATCCAATGATTATGGCTGCTATGGAAAAAAATATTATGGAGCACATAAGTTTGATGGCACAAGAACAAATTGAAATAGAATTTCAAGATGAGATTCCACAAATGCAACAGATGGCAGCGATGGCTCAAGCAAATCCACAAGTTGCAGAACAACTTAGACAGATAACTTTACGTATTGAAGCTAGAAAAGCTGTTTTAATTGCTGAGATGATGGAAGAATTCTTAAAAGAAGAAAGAGAAATCACATCTGGTATAGGTAATGATCCAATTGCTAAGTTAAGAGCAAGAGAATTAGACCTAAGAGCACAAGATAACGAGCGTAAAAGAGTTGAAGGTGAAGAAAGAATAAATCTTGACCGTATGAGAGCTATGATGAATCAACAAAATCATGATGATAAGTTGGAACAGAACGAAGAATTAGCAAAACTAAGAGCTAATACATCAATTGAAAAGACAGTCTTAAGTAAATCTATTCCAAATGTGGATAAAATGATGCCAAGTGTCGAAATTGAAAAATATGAAGGAGAAAACAGATGATAAATAAAAAAAAATCAGACTTAGATGGTGATGGAAAACTTACTTCTTACGAAGAGAACAGAGGAAGAGCTATTGCTAAAGCAATGGCAAGTAGAGATGGAGCTAAAAAAGGTGGATTTATAAAAAAAGCAATAAAAAAACCTGGTTCATTAAGAAAATCTCTTGGAATTAAAAAAGGTAAGACAATTCCTAAGTCTAAATTAAAAGCAGCGGCTAAGAAACCAGGAAAACTTGGACAAAGAGCTAGATTTGCTATAACATTAGGTAAGTTACGTAAAAAATAAGGAGAAAACTATGGCTAAAAAAGAAGAATCTTTTAAAGCGTCTGAAATAGGCATTCCCTCTCAAAATATTGAGTTGGATCCAAGATCTGTTACGACTGCAAATGGTATGCCAAGAAACTACATACCAACTGGAGACAAAACAGAAGTTAGAGGAACTAAAAGAATGCTAAAAGACAAAAAGAAAACAGCAACTTGGTACTAACATGTGGTTATCGGCAATTAAATTAGCCGTTTCTGCTGGAAGTAAAATTTACGCTAATAAGCAGAGAACTAAGATGGCTATGTCTGACGCGCAGTTAATGCATGCTACTAAGATGGCCCAAGGTGAAGAACAATACCAGGGAAAACTTTTAGAAGCTAGACAATCGGACTGGAAAGACGAGGCCGTTTTGATAATTTTAAGTTTGCCCGTGTTGGTGCTCGCTTGGGCAGTCGTATCGGACGATCCAACAGCGATGGACAAGGTAAAATTGTTCTTCGACATGTTCTCACAGCTTCCATCGTGGTTTACAAATTTATGGATACTTGTCGTGGCGAGCATCTATGGTATAAAGGGTACACAAATTTTTCGTAACGGAAAAAAATAAGGAGAAAAAATATGAGACAAAACAATGTAAGACCTGCAAGATTCAGATTTAACAAAGGTGGACGTGCAGGAGCAATGGGTGGTGGAAAAATGTCTACTGCTAGAAAAGACATGGAGTCTGGTTTTTACAAAGACGACATGGGTATGAAAGGCGGAGCTATGTATAAAAAAGGTGGTTCTGTTAAAAAAAAGAAACAAGGTTACAAAGATAGAAAAGATGAATCTATTGCAATGAGAATTAAAAAGAAAAGAACTCCAAAGCAATTGAAAGCATCAAGAGATGAGTCTTATGGTAAGTTTGGTTCTAAAGCTAAAAAATCTGGAAAAATAAATAAGTAATGGCAAGATCTAAAAAAGCTATACAAAAACTTATTGCCTCTATGCAAGGCAAGAAAAAGAAAAAACAGGTTAAGAAACCTGCGCGTGTAGCTGCTTTAGAAGGTAGAAAACATTTTTCTGTAGGTAGTGGAGAAAATGATATGGTTAGGCAAGCTCAAAGAGATTATAATGGAAGTTATATTTCAGGGGATCTTGGTGGAGTAGAAGTTGGTAACCCTAGTTATAAAAAATATTACAAAGGAGTAATATAATGGCTAAACTATGTCCAAAAGGAAAAGCAGCAGCAAAAAGAAAATTTAAAGTTTATCCTTCTGCGTATGCTAATATGTATGCGTCCGGTGTATGCTCTGGTAAAATTACTCCAGGTGGTAAAAAAGGAAAAAGGAAAAAAGCTGCTAACGGAGGTCTAATCGTTGATGAAGATTTAACGATGATGATTGATGTATAATGCGTACTTATTATTCAGAAGGTGGATTAAGAAAATGGGTAGCGGACAAATGGGTAGACATTGGAGCACCGAAGAAGAACGGAAAATATCAACCTTGCGGAAGAAGCAAAGGTTCAAAGAGGAAATATCCAAAATGCGTCCCACTTGCAAAAGCCACACGAATGACAAAGTCGCAAAAGACGAGTGCTGTCAAACGAAAAAGAGCAGCGGGGAATCCTGGCGGCAAGCCTACTAACGTAAAAACATTTACTAAAAGAAAGAAGTAACATGAGAAAACAAGATAACATGCCTGCTAGAAATAAAAAAAATTTTAGAGCTACTAAAAAAGGTGCAGGTATGACTAAGGCTGGTGTTGCTGCTTATAGAAGAGCTAATCCCGGATCAAAATTAAAAACTGCAGTTACAGGTAAAGTTAAAAAAGGATCTAAAGATGCGAATAGACGTAAATCGTATTGCGCAAGATCAGCAGGGCAAATGAAAAAGTTTCCTAAAGCTGCTAAAGATCCTAATTCTAGATTAAGACAAGCTAGGAAAAGATGGAAATGTTAGATAATTTTATATATAAATTTTGTCAGACTGTTGACAATATTACAGATTATATAGATAATTGGTGTTATGAGAGATACAAAAGTATTAGAGACTTTTTCAATAGAAAAAGAAAAAAAAGAAAAAGAAAAACATCTGTTTAAAACTCTTCGTAAAGAAGTTGAGACAGGTGCGAACGGAACACAAGATTACATTATTAAGAAAGGTATAAACAAAGGTAAAAAAGCAAATGGACGAACTGACATTAATAACTAAAATACAGAGAGAACTGAAAGAACAATATCAACAGATTGGTGATGCTATGATTTCTGGTAGTGTTGACAATATGGAGAAATATAAGTATATGATGGGACAGGCACATGCCTATTATAAAATATCACAGGATATCTCTAACCTGCTAAACAATAAGGAGCAATATGACGAAAAAGGAACAGTTATCAAATTCGGAGAACCCAAAGATTAAATATGCTTTGGCGGACAAGTACGAAAAAGAAGATAAAGCAAAAGAAGATAAAGAACAAAAAACTTACGATAGATTAAAATCTAAAGAATCAGATAAATTACCTCAACCTACTGGTTGGAGAATGTTACTTCTCCCTTTCAAGATGAAAGAAAAAACTAAAGGTGGTTTATTTCTTGGACAAGAAACTTTAGAGAAACAACAAGTTGCATCTCAATGCGGTTTGGTTTTAGCAATGGGTCCACATTGTTATGACAAAGAAAAATTTCCAGAAGGCCCTTGGTGCAAGAAGGGTGATTGGGTGGTCTTTGCAAGATATGCAGGGAGCCGTATACAAATTGACGGGGGTGAAGTTAGATTGCTAAATGATGATGAAGTATTAGCTACAATCGAAAACCCTGAAGATATACTTCATCAATATTAAACATAGAAGGAGAACACTATGCCAGACACTGAAGAAGTGAAAAAAACAGTTGACATTGATACCTCTGGTCCAGCAATGGACGTCGATGTACCTGAAGAAAAAGATGTTGCAGAAGTTGAACAACCGGAAGTAAAAGAAGAAAATCCGAGTGTAAGACCTGTAGCAGAGGATAAAACTTACGAAAATGAAAGAGAAGTCAAACTTGACGACAAGAAAGAAAATAAAGAAGAATTAGAACAGTACAGTGATAGTGTACAAAAAAGAATAGCTAAATTAACTAAGAAGTGGAGAGAAGCTGAAAGACAAAAAGATGAAGCTTTATCTTACGCTGAAAGAACTATCAAAGAGAAAAAACAAACAGAAGAAAAATTAAAAAAAATAGAACCTAATTTTCTTTCTGTAACTGAAGAAAGTATTACTTCAGGTGTTGAAGCAGCAAAAGCAAAACTTGCAGCAGCTAGAGAAGCAAATGATCTAGGAGCTGAAGCAGATGCAATGGCAGCTATCTCTGAATTAGGAGTTAAGAAGGCTAGGCTAGAAGAAGCCAAACTTGCTAGAGAGAATCTAGAAAAACAACCACAAGCAAAACCTGAGGTTAATTTAAGAAGACAACAAGCAGCGCAAGGTTCACCTGATCCCAAAGCTGAAGCATGGAGTGAAAAAAATTCATGGTTTGGTCAAGATACAGCTATGACTTACACAGCTTTTGATCTTCATAAAAAGTTAACTGAACAAGAGGGTTTTGACCCATCAAGTGATGAGTATTATTCTGAAATAGATAAAAGAATAAGACTTGAATTCCCGCACAAATTTGCTAATAATAGTA